ATACGAATGTTGCTCCTATTTCTTCTTTTGAAGCTTCCCTAAACTCTATGGAAGCTGTACTGTTGTATATATCGTCCATGTCGAAAGTTAATGTGTCTGAGTCCCATCTTCCAAAGTAACAATTTTGTAATATTGTACACTCTGGCTCTAAGTCCCTTTCAAAAGATGCATTAACCCTAATAGTTGTGATAGGTAGCCCTAGTACATCATCAAACCCTTCGGTGACTTCAAGTATCTTATAAAGTCTTGGCTCACCTTCTAAATATATAAACTGTAAGTGCTCAGTAAATGCTACTATCTCATAACTCTTCTTGACAGTTAATATAAACTCTCCTTTAGGTACTGGGTATAGAAGCTTGTAGTCATTCTTAAATGATGGGATAAAAAATCTTTGGTGCTTCCCTTTACAGTACTTGAAAAATCCTGCAAATTCCCAACGCTCTTGTCGGTTGTCAAAAGAAAACTTATAACGTAACTTAGAAAAGTTACCATGTTGTATATTTAGTATACGTTGTTGGTGAATATCACCAATAATATTGTACTTATTCTCTACTGTTAAATTGATAGTGTCTATTGGAGTTACCCAATCTAGCACTTCGTAACCTTCGTATGTCATAGTAACTCCTCTATAAGTATATCGCCTTTAATAAATCTCTCCCCACTATAAGTAGTGTTGATAACCTCTTTTACAAAACCTTTAAAGGAAGGTATTGCAAACATTCCTTTATACACAGTCGTATTTGCAGAAACTTTTAAGTAGTACTGCCCAATCTCTGTAATAACTGCTGTGTTAGCTTCATCATATTGTTGATAAAGTATAACCTCATTCCCCACTTTAAAATCTGACCAACGGGTGTCAGCAACTTGTATAGTAGTGCCATCAACTGTGTCTGCTGTAATCTCTACATACTGTGTCCACAAAGGTTGTATGACAGTCTGGTGTTTAGCAGGTTTGAATACATTTAAGTACCCTTTATGTTTTTCAGTGTTATGTATTGTGACAGAGTACCTAGTCCTATAAAGAGGATGTTGTCGCATAGCCTCTGAAACTAATACATTATTCATAGAAATGAATAGTTTAGTTTTAAAAAATATTGCCTCTGAGTAAGAGCCTTTATCTGGCTCTACCATAAGTAGCTCTAAATTAGTAAGGGACATAATATTCTCCTTCTCTAAATTCAATGACTTCTATATCACCTTTGATATATCTTTCACCTTCATAAGAAGTAGCTATCTCTCCCTTCACTATTGCAGGGAATGCAGGTACAACAAATGCACCTTTATCTGCAACTACTGCTCTTGAAAACATCAAACCTTCACTAACGATGGCAGAAATTTGTCTCAAGTAATACTCATCTGGGCGTACATAAACAAAAGCCCACTCATTTACTCTAAAGTCACAGCCACTTGTATCACATTTACAGAATAAAGATGTTTCCATATCTTGCTCAAGAATAGTAACTTGACTCCATAAAGGATGTTGAAATACTACGTGCTTAGCACTTTTTAGTATATTCATAAATGATTTATGATAATCTGTCCTATGCATTGTAACTGTATACTTACAAGAGTACTTCCAGTTTTGCATTAACGGTTTAGTCTTCACTACGTTATTTACACTTTTGAATTCTAATGTATTATACTGAATAGACTCATGGTATGTACCTTTGTCTGGTATAATTAGAATATCTGGTGATTGTCTTCTGTGAATATCAACACAAATACTAACTCTTTGAAAAGAGCCAAAACGGTAAACCACTTCATCAAATTTAATAGTAAAGAAATCTCTAACGTCCCTTCTACCTAATCCTGCATAAGCATGAATTACAAAAGTTAATGTACCCCCTGCAGGGAGTATAGTACCTACACCTATATCACGTAAGTCTATACCTAACCAAGCAGGTACTAACATTTCTGTAACTCTTAAATCATAAGGCTCTCCAGAAGTAATAGTAAACTCTACGTCTTTGTCTCTGGTAATAACTCCAAACTTAATACACTTATCTTGTGCAGTTGCTCCAATCTCTCCTTGATTTACTATAGGATTTTTATTGATTTGGTGCACATTATAACGCTGACTTAGCCAAGGAAAGAAAGACTCATGTACAAACTCGTTGTCAGTGTTTTCTAATTGGTTTAACAAACCTTCTACATAATGTACTTCTACTGGCACATCTCCACCACTTGCATAAGTATACTTTGTAGTTATTAAAGGACTTTTAGTACAACGCTCAGCCATCATAAAGTCGCCTTCAAAGATAACTATAATATCTTCAAAAGTAACTGTTGAGTAATCTACTTTATATTCTTGAATGTAATAAGTAGGGAAGTAAGTAAACCCAGTAGTTTGTTTTAAAGCAGACTTTCTATGTATAATAGAAATAACTGGTTGCTCAGAAATCTCTGAAAATTCTTGAATACTTTTTACAGTAGCCAAAGCTAAAGGCATAACCCATGTACTAATACTTTCTTGAATATCCTCTGACTCTACTTCATAAGAGTGCTTCTCAAAAGAGACTACTACTTTCTCGTAAATGTCATTGGTCTCTTGTATAGAGTTACCATCTAGGTAACCCTTTAGTCTTAGTTTAAAGCCCATCTTTTGCCCTTATTTTAACTTAGTGGATAGAGTATCACGTTTATATCTGGTATTTGTGATATTGGTAATGATATATACTTTTTAGAATTTATAGTTTCTTCAATCAACATATCTGGGAAAGTCCAATATTTAGCACCATAACATCCAGCAGGTAAAAACCCAGCCAACTCTAAAGCTGTATCAGCTCCTGCCAAGCTGGTATTACAGTGCACTGATATAGGTGACACATATAATCCATGCACTGGGTAATTTTTAGCAAACATATAAGTGTGTGCCAAATCATTCAGCCTCCCTTGAAGCCCCTCAATAGAGTCGGTAGTACCAAACCCTGCTTGATACCAATGCTCATTATAATGTACTCCAAAATAACTTTTACCACTTTTATGAGAGGTAATCCAAGTAACACCATCAAGATAATTATGAGACTTATCTAAAGCACTATATAAAGCTATAATTCTGTAAGGACCACCAGAGTCAGTATGTGCCCCTTGCCAAACAATATGTACTAAATCCCTATTAATTACAATAGCTGTGTATGTCGGAGATAGTGTCCTACCCCATCCAGTGGTAAAATTATAACTACCACTTGTACCTTCTCTTGAAATAGCATCTTTTGGTGCTTCTGGTTGAGAGTCCCAAGCCAAGTTTAAGTCAGTATCTCTACTGTAAGCAATTTCAATCCCCCCTGCGTACGGTGCTCTAAACTGCATTGCTAAAGTTTGTCCAGAAGTAGTGTTGATAGATTGTATCCATAACTCTTCTAATCTATTTTGTCCAGTAAATGGGGCAGGAGAATGCACACGGTGTTTCACTTCCCAATCCCCATTGGCTGTAATTACTTCATCAACAAAATCTAAAGGGCTTCTGAAGTCCCCTAAATCTGCTTTTTGGTAATGATATGTGTATGCCATAAGTTTCCTTTATTCTAATCTTAATAGTAACATAGAGTTTTGCCCAGACTGTGTACAATCTGTGTAGGCTAAATGCTCAATACCGTCAATAATTACTATATCTTCTGGGGTAGTATCTAATGCTTGGATGCCATAAACTCCATAGAAAGTGCCCATCTCTTCTGGAGAAAAACCATAACCATAATAGACACTGAAACCTTCCCAAGCCCAAGCTCTTGTATCTGTACCCCTACCACTAGGTATATCAGAATTATAATGCTGACTGTGATATACAGCCCATACATTGTAAGAGTTACCTGCTTGTACATAATTAGCTCTTTTAGATGGTGCACCAATTCTTGTAGGCACTTGCCATCTATACTGCCCATACCAGTTACAAGTATGTTGATAATAAAAGCCAGATTTAAAATCGGCACTACCAGTGTACCAATAATCATTACCAGTATTTCTAGTACCTACTACCGTTGTATATAGTTTATCTTGTAAAGAGTCTCCTCTACCTAGGTATAATGTCTGATAAACTGGCAGTTGCTGCACAGTACTTTGGTCAAAAATCTTAAATACCATCACGACATACTCATTAGTGGCAACTACCCAATACTTATCTATAATAGTATCTGTTGGATGTGCCCCAAGAGTATAAACTCTAGGAGAAGTCCCTTTGTTATGCCATTGATGAGTAGTAGTGCCAGAATACATACTATTCATGTGTTGTATCTCTGCATCCTCTGTCCGTGCAACAGAAGACTGTTTTAAAGCATCATATCTATAACTATAATAAGGATACCCATTAGGGTACATTTGCACTGTATGTATATTCCCTAAGTTGTCTTTATTCTCCATATCAATTACTGGTAAGGTTGTTGCCTCATCCCAAGTAAACGCATCGTAAATCTCTGGTGCACCTGCATTGGTAGCATCTGAAGAGTCATAAGAAGTGTCAATTTGTGATTGACTTAATTTACCTCTCCAAATTACTGGGTCAGCCACATCACCAAAACTTCCAATACCTCCAAGGACTGGACGGGTCTGTGAAATATAACTTGTGGTGTAATCCCCAAGATGTTGCTTATCTAAATAAACAGAGATGGTATTAGTAGCTTTATCCACCACCACTGTAACTAAAAACCAATCTGACATACTCTTACCACAAGTAGATAGGTAGTTTTCCATAGAGAAATCTTTATTCCATCTAAAAGCAGTATAATTATAACGAGAAGCTCCCATGTACGTTTGGTATCTTTGCCCAATGCGTAGTTGTCCATTTTGTAACTGCACAGAGAGTGTACCACCGACTACATTATAATCTACTGTAGAATATAAAACCTCTCCATAAGAAGGTCCGTAGTTGTTTTGTCTTGCATGAAATACATCTTTTACCCACAGTTGTAAAGTAAAATCTGTAGGAGCATTGGCATCTGTATTTCCTAAAGATGCAACACTAGAATATGGACCACCTATTGCGAAGTAATTTGTTTGTGACCCAGTACGATTGTCAGTAGTGTATCCATAACGTGCTTTTTTATGAGGACGCATAGCACAAGACCCATTTTTTGGACCAGTAATATAATAAGCATCCCCACGTTGTGGAGCTAACCACTCACTACCATACTGAGGAGTTTTTTGCTTCATCCCTTTAACATATAGAGGAGGTCGGCTAATATCCCCATTAGGGCAAATAGTACGTGGTGTCCACTCTGGGTAAACTGCTGCTTTAGTACTAAATGAAACAATATCATTAAGTGCCCAAGCTTGAGTACCATCTTTAATTGTAAATTGTAAAATTCCATTATTATATAATGTATCTACATAAGCATCAGCTGTGTAACCAGTCAAGTTACCCATCACAGTAAATCGTGCAGGGTACGCTGAGTCTACACAAACTAATGTCCATGTTTCTGTAGTTGAAGTTGCCGAAGGTGCAGAAAGCTCAAAAATAGCTCCATTACCACTAGCAGACTCGTAATTAACCTCAGAGATACTTGTCATTTCTCTCATAAATCTGTACATATCTATATACATTTGACGGAAGGTGACATCCTTCCCAATTCTGTAAGCCATATTTCGCTCCTATGTTATCTTAGGAGTATATCGTCAATGGTGCTACCCATTGATGATATTGTTAATAACTTCTCTACCTCTTCTCGATGTTGCCCAGCTTTCTATAACGGCAGGGTCTTGAGAGTTTACAATTACTACCTCAGACTTCAAGCTATCGGCAAGTTGTGCCAACTCTCTTGTCTGTAATGATGAAGACTCAGACTTGTTTGTGTCTTGCTTCTCACTAGGTGTTGGAGTAGCTGTGTTTCTCTTGTTAGCTGCTTTTATAGATGCTACCTCATTTTGAGTAAGTACATACTCACCTTTCTTAAGGACTGCGTTGATTTCATCATCTTTTAATCCCCCAACTCCAGAAGACAACGGTTTATCCGTATATCCCCCAGTATGGAATTTTTGTGACTTAATTTGTGCAACTTGTGCCATACCTTTGGCAACCGTTAAGGCTACGTTGATATAGTTGAAAGGTGGTACACCAACTGCCAAGGCATTCGCTGCTGCTGTATAAGTACTCATAATCGCTTCTGCAACTCTAAGTGCTTTCATAGCATTTAACCAACCTTTGGTTTTAATCAACCCAGTTGTATACATAGTTTCCATAACACCTGCTAATTCTCCTGCCATAGCTCCATACGTTTGAGCTTTTAAATCTCTATACGCTTGGTCTAGGGCAGCTTTCTTATCAAGGTGCTCTTTCTGTCTTGCCAAGTCAAGCTCCATTCTCTGACGCTCATAGTCGTCTTGAGTGATAGCTCCTTCTTGTCTTAGTGTCATAAGCTCTTGCTCTTTGACTCTTTGTAACTCTTCTACTCTTGTGTAGTACTCATTCAACTTTTGGTATCTAGCTTCGTACTGTTTTGCAACACTTAAATAGTCTAACCCAGTCTCATTTACAGAGTCTTGGTTGATACTTTTCTTAGTGTCATATAAAGAGCTGTTTACATACAGTGCTTTAAGCTCTGCAATCTTCTCTTTAGATGCTTCGGCTTTTCTACCCATCTCATCTATCTTCATTAACTCTGACTCAACATCTAACTTAATAGATAGGTCATAGTCACCTGCAATAGCTCTGTAACCTGCTTCAAGCTTCTTTAAAGCCCTCTGTGCTCTCTCAACTTGCTCAGCGTGTTTCTCTGCTGACTTAGCAGCACTTGCAGCGTGAGACGCAGTTGATTTAGCATGACCTTTAGCAGTCTTTAAAGCACCATTTAGAGCCTTGAAGTTTTTAGAAGCAGAAGTTGCCTTTTGTATAGCAGCCGACATTTGATTTTGTAAGTCTACTAACAATGCTCCTTTAGTTTCAGCATCTGCTACAGCTGCATGAGACATAATATAGTTGTAAGCTTCTGCCAACTGAATGAGTGTTTGCTCCATTTCAATTAGAGTAGCTTTCGTACTAATTCTCATTCTATCAGCTTGTTCAGTGGATAGTGAGGCATTTCTTATCTGCCAACTTAAATCTATCCCAGTCCCTAACTTAGAATTTATTTCTGCGTAGCTCATGTTTATATTCTCAGTACTAGAAATCATACCATGAATAACATTAGCTAACTTCTCGGCTTTTTCAACAGATTTAGCTCCACCCAAGTCTTGAGTCTTAGCCATTTCTCCTGCCAGTCTCTGAACACTTCCATTCAAGTCATCATAAGCATTGATAATTTCTTTTACCTTACTTACTGCTGTTGCCCCAGTTTCTCCATATTGTAGCTCTAGTTGTGCTAAAATATTTTTAAGATTGTTTAAGGCAACTGCTTTACCTTTAGCTGTGTCAGCATTTGCAAACTCTTTCTCAGCTTCTGTAACTCTTTGCATCAATTCATAAAACTGTGCATCCACAGAGTCTGTAGGGATATTAGCCATTGCATTAGCTAACTCTACATTAAACTTCTCAGCTAACCCTGCTGCTTGTGCTCCTGCCATATTCATACTGTTTTCAAACTGTTGGTTGAAACTAGCTAGTTGTGGTGCAACATCTAACCCAGCTTTTACTTGGTTTCTAATTGAATTACCCATTTCTGAGAAGCTATCAATTATACTTTTACCAATAACTGCATTAGTCTTACCACCAAAATCTGCTATCTTACTTTGTAAGTTAGTGACTTCTTCTTTTAACTTAGCTTCTGTAGCTGCATCAATGTTAGGAGTAACTTTTAAGTAAAGTTTAACAGCATCTAACTTACCTTGTAAAGTAATTAGGTGTTTTTCTAACTCTACTCCTAAGTCTTTTCCTTTAAACATATTAACGTCTACGTTGAAAGTCTCTTTGAGTTTAGCTTTTAAAGCCTCTAACTCTCTGGTACGTTGCTCTAAACCTATGCCAGTAACTCCATTACTTACTAAAGTGTCTAAGGTAGATTGCTTTGCAGCTATCTCATCCATTAACTTAGTAACACCTTGTGCATAAGAATTTGCTGCTTCTTCAAAACCAACTTTGATTTTTATTGTGCCAATTTGTTGTTGTAATCTTTCTTTACGCTTCAACAACTGACCAATTAATTGTTGGTTACCATCAGCTTCTGCTAATTTTATCTCTTGAGTTATTGTACGTATCTCAGTATTACCTACTTTGATTTTTGCATTCAACTCTTGAATTTTTTGCTTCTCTCTAAGTACTTTAATGTGCTCCTCATCTTTAAGGATTGCCATTTCTAATTTAGCAGCTCTATTAATCTCTGCTTGGGTAGCTTCATGAGTTGTATCATTTAACAACTTCATTACTTGCCCCAACTCAGCACGATTATTCTGAATTCTTTTGTCAAGACTTTCAGCTTCTGTCTGCAAGTTATTGTACTTCTTTTGTTTCTCTGCTACAGTGTCTACCTCGTCACCGTAACTAGCTAAAGCTATTGCAGCCCCACCAACGGCACTTGCTGCTAGAATTGCCCAACCTATAGGGTTACTTGCTAAGAAGAGTCTAACTGCTACTGTAGCAGCTCCAAAACCTCTAGCCAAGGCAAACATATTAGCCACAAACGGACCAATAGCAGTAGCTGCCACACCCACCATAGTACTGAATGAGCTTACCATAGATATTACTTTTGATATTGCCAGAGTCATTGCTGCCCACTTAGCTATATCAACAATTAGGTTTATCTTCTCCAAAACTGCTGCTGAGTTATTTTTGATATAATCAAAAAACTTAGCCATATCATCTAAAAGAGTTTGTATGACTGGTGCAGCAGTTTCTCCTAAAGAAATGAAGGCTGCACTTGCAGCTGCTTTCATTTTCTCGAAAGATGCTTGGTAACCGTCTGAAATTAGGTTAGCCTTATCAATCTCACCTTGTACACCCTCATTAAGAGTTGTAAAGTGTCTTAAAAACTCGTCAGCATTGTTTCTCAATAGTGTAATTGAGTTGGATGCAAGAATATCCATACCTTTAATGGTTTTCTGGAATTCACTATTACTCAAACTTTTAAGTCTACTAGCAATCCAAGTCATAGCTTCATCGGCACTTTTCTTACCTTTTTGCATTTGAGCTGCAAAGGCTTCTTGGGTTGTCCCTAATTTTAGGAAAAACTCTTGTGCTGCTGTAGAGTTGTCTTTCATCAATGATGAAAATCTACGGATTTGTGTACCAATAGTAGAGGCATTAACCCCTGCATTTGAGAATGATGTAGCCATAGCATTGATTGCTTCCATACTAATACCTGCTGCCGATGCTGCTGCAAGTGCGTAGTTTGAGAATGTACCAATATCTTGTGTACTTAAACGTGATTGGTTAGCTACATAAGCAAGTTGGTCACCTACCTCTTTAAGTACTGGGTGGGTTGCACCAAATACTTGTTGGTAAGTAATAACTGCTGATGCAGATACTGCAATACTATCACCAGTAAGTTTAGCCATCTTGATAACCACTTCTGTAGCTTCTGCAACTTTCTCAGTAGCAATACCTGCACGTCCTAGTGCTAGAGCTGCATCGTTAATATCAGTAACGCTACCACCCCAAGCTCTACCAAGATTTAACAAATCTTGTGTTAAGTTTTTGGCAGTGCCAGATGTAACGTCAAAAACGGCTTCAATAGTACGCATTTGTGTATCAAACTCAACTACAGAGTCTATACCATTTCTCATAAGTGCTATAACTTCATAAATACCTGCATACATAGATGCATAAGCTACAGCTCTTTTAAGAATGTTAGTACCCCATTTAGTACTACTCAACTCTGATAAATTAGCTTTAACTTCTTTTATCTTCAAGTTTGTGTTACCAAACTCTTGTGTAACTGCTCTTGTCTCATCTTTTAGTTTACTTAAAGATGCAGAGTCTACTTTCCCGTCAATAGTACCTACGTTTCTAACTCTACCCATTAAGTTGTTTATCTGAGCAAGTTTTTGCTCCAACTCTTTTGCAGCAGCGTTAGCAGCCTTCAAAGACTCTGTAGTTGCGTAAGGTTTCTTAGACTTAGTTAATCTTTCTATATCAGCTAACTGACCTTCCATTTTAGTACGGAGTGCTAGTAGTTTTTGCTCAGTTGCAACTTTCTCTTTCAAGTTTTTATTAAGCTCTGCTTCAAACTGTAAAGCTTTTGTCAAAGTAGCGTTGTACTCTTGTGAGCCTTTAGTCAAATCAAATTGCTCAACGGCAGCTTTTCTAAGCTCTGCTACAACACTATTGACTGCGTCTCTAGTACCTTCTGCAATCTTTTCATTACTTAGAAGTTGTTGTCCCAAGTTATCAGCTTGTGCATTAAGCATTTTATACTTATTGTACCTATCTTCAATAAGTTTTACATTCTTTTTGGCAATAGTGTACTCATCCCTACCACCTTTAGTTACTTTATCTTGCTCAGCTGAAATTTGTTTTAGGAATACTCCCATCTCTTTGTAAGCAACTGAGTTTTTATCCATAGCACCTTGGGCACTTAGCAAGTCAGTTTTTAGACCTTTAGTATATTTACTAAAGTCTTGCATATCTGATAATAGTTTTGGGTTTACTTTTAAACCCTTCATCATAGCTTCAGCCTCTTTTAGAGGAGTGTTAAAGTCTTGTAATGTGCCATAAATCTTTTGTAACTCTGCTTCATAAGTCTTGGCTTCAGCTGAATTTAAGTTTAGAGTTTTCATAGTACTAAGTAACTCTTTTATTTTAAGTAACTTTTGAGTACGTGAGTCTAACTCTCTATTAAACTTTGCAAGAGGTGCAACACTATTTGCTGCCTCTGCTTTAATACCTGCTTCAACATATAAGTCTGTCAAATTTTTAATCTTAATCTTGTTTTTATCAAGAAGAGTGAGAGTTTTTTGTATCTCATCTTCTTGAGCAGAAAAAGCTGACTTACTGTGTTGTGAAAGTCTTTCCATTTCGATGTTAGTCTTAGCCATTACGTTGAGCATTTCTCTATAAGAGTCAATTAATGCTGCACTAGCATCATCTTCACTCATCCCGAAATCCTCTGGTTTTTTCAATGCCTTCATAGCATTTTCTAACTTATTGAATTTAGAGACAGCCCCTGCAACCATGTTATCAAGTTGTTTATTGAATACTTTATCAATACCCAAGTCTTGAAATCTGTTGCGTAACTCTGGTACAGTAGCCATGATACGTTGAAGTTTATTCTGCATATCCTTCGTACCAGACAAAGCCATCTTTACGTCAATTTCGTAATGTTTAATTTTTTCCATCTATTAGCCTTTTTTCTGCTGTTTTTTCATCTCTTTCAACTCTTCTTCACGCAACTTTTGAGTTACTAACTGTGATGATATAACAAAAAACCTAGTTTGGTCGTAAAGACCTCCTTCATCTGGCATTAAGTTTTTATCATACATACTGTAGCTTTCTATTGCAGCATCTAGTAGAGCTGGTTCTAAATCATATATCGGACAATGGCGATACACCTGCCTACCTACCATTATAGAAAAGTCCTTACTTTTCTCTTGCTCACCTCGTATCCCACAATTCCTAACTCTATCTAGTTTTTTATACTGACATACATCACATTTCCATGAGTCCCCTTTAAAGGTATCATCAAAGGCTATAGTGATAGTGGTCTGTAAAGTTTTTAATTCTTCTTCTGGTACAGAGGACATTTCTAATATCTTCTCGGAAGTTTCCATAATAACATCTGGATTTAATTTATCAAGTGGGTGAGTGTTGCCAAGCTCATCTATTACCTCCAAGATTGCAGTTTTGCAAACTTGGTAGGCAAATAGGTTATGCCTATTTTGGCGAAGGAGGTTTGTGAGTGCATCTAACTCTTTATAAGATAATGCACGGAAGGTGATTTGATATTCAACAGAGTCCGTGTAACGCTCTGGGATATAGTAATATATCCCTTTACTTACTCGGTTTTTCTCCATCTTTTTTATCCTTTGAAATCTTTGCAAAGTTACCTAGGTAAATATCAATGTTGTCTGGGTCTTTAGAGATGCTTACAACTGTGTTAGCAATCTCTGTAATGATGTCAAGAGGTAGTAAGTCAAGAGACTCATCAAGCAACTCGCCCTTACCATTCTTAGCAGGGAAAATAGGTTTCTCATCTTCATCAAACATATTTGACCAATCAACAACACCTTTTTTAAGTACTGCCCAGTTAAATGTACCAGTAGTAAAAGAGATTGACTCATCTTGGTTAATCTTAGCCATTTTATCCTCTAGGATAGTAAACTGTCTTGGAGGAAGTCTCTTAATCGTAACAGTGAATGGGTTTTCCTCACCTCTCTCTGAAAGTGGAGTAAACTCATAGGTTTCTTGTGTCTTTTTGATAGTAATTGCCATCGTAGTCCTTTTTTGTTTATATATCGTGACTTAGGCAATGTAATGGAAGTATATGTAGTAAATAGTTAAAAATTAATAGGGCAAAAGCCTCACAGCAGAAAGATTATACTTTCTGATGTGCGATGAATAGTGCTTCACCGTTAGCGTCTTCGTAGCCTTCAAATTCAATTTTGTTGGCAAGTACTCCATCGTCATCTTCAATAGATACAGATGTATAACGTACTCTTGGAAGGTAGATAGCAAACTTATAGCTGTTTGCACCGTCAGTTGAACCCATTTCAAGGTAGATAGCAGCATCAACAGAGTTTTTAAACTTGTTAAGCTCATCATAGTTTTCAAATGTAACTGTAAGTGAACCTTTTACCATTTTAGCAGTAATGATTTTATCAGTAATACCAGATGATGTAAGTGCTTCTCTGTCAGATACTGTGTTATCAATACTGAATTGTAAGTCTTTCGCTTCATAAGCAACATTATCAACTGTAAATGACGCATTCTTACCAACGTAAGGGTTAGCAGAAATAAATACAGATGGTAGGATAGCCTCACCAGAGTTAGTTGTAAACCCTGCTGCACCAGTATCAAATGAAACAGTAGCAATATCTGCAACTGGGAAATCAAATGTAACTGAGTTAGGTACAATACCAGAGTAAGTGATTATCTCTGAGTCTGTTGCATCACAACCTAGGAATTGTTTAATTGCTAGTGACTCTTGCCCACCACAAGGTTTGTTTAGTTTATAAAGTACTGCTTCACCAGTTTCACCTGCTGCCACTTCATAAATCATATTTGCTGCTGTACCTGCTGCATCAGAAACACCAATAAGTGCTCCAGTGTCTGGACCTGCAATCTCTTTACTTCCTAGTGCAACCTCTAAGATTACGCTACCATTAATATCGTTATCTGTACCCCCAACTGGGATAAGCTCAACAGCGAATGTACCCGACCCAGACTCTTTTCCTGGGAGTTTTGGTGACTGTAAGAATGAATTTGAAACGGCTTTACGCTCAATAGCATCAATCTCTGGTTTCAGAGCAGTATCTGATGTAACTTCAACAACATCTTGGTCAATGAATGTACCACCACTATTGAATGTAGCTTCTTTAATAACTGCGTATATCGCACTTGTACTTCTATAGCTCATTTATGTGTCCTTTGTTTTTCTTTTAATGTATATCGTCCTTATTACAGCCTACTGTCTTATGCAATAATTGCTAAGACAGTTTCTTGTAATGTAACGTCCTCTGGTGGGTTAATAGCCACAGTACCTACTGTGATTATACTATCAACTAACTCGTTTATGTCGGTGTTGTCAATTCCATCAGTGCCTACTGTACCTACAGTGACAATGCCCGTAATAACTTCTAAAGTTTCTACTAACTGGATTGCTTTATTAGGATGCCTATTTCTAAACCAATAAGTTACCTCTTCTTGATTTACATATTCCATAGGTACAACTCTAATACCTGCGTCTTGTCCACATACATTATATCGAATGTATTTAGTGGTAAAGTCAGTAACCTCTACAGTTTCGTTGATTACTTTTGCAATTACTGAGTAAGCTCCTGCTCCTGCCACTACAAAAGAGGTATTCTCAAATAGAGAGTTACTCTCTAAGTTACTAATAGGAGTACCTATAGTAACTATATGAGTAGGTACATCATTTACACCTACTTCCTCGTTTTGAGTAAGTTTTGGTGGCATACCTGCCTTTGTATTTTCTAATAACTGCATTCCTTCCGAAACAATTTGTCTACGTGGAGTAACTAAATGCCCTCTATCCTCTAGCAACATCTTTTCATTAACTGACTTTAACAATCTAGGTTTAACGTGCCAAAGGTTTCTGTTTACTTCAAACTTCAACTCATGAAATTTAGTACCCTTCCTTGGAAAGAATATAGTAGTATCTAAGTAGTACTCAGCAGGGTATAATATTTCATCACATGAATATTCAATCTTGAAAGTGTAATCAAAATTTAAGTTTGATGATATTTTACCGTTAGAAGTCTCAGTGTACTTTCCACTATACTCTGTCTTAAACACCAAGTCATACTCATCTTCATAGGCATAAGTTGGGTTGTTAGTCAGTGTTATCATAATATTATTGAATGTACGATTATCTTTAAAGTAATTCCAATTTTGAATATATTTAATATCTTTTGGCTCACCTAAATCAATTCGTATATAAGCTGCTGAGGTGTTGCTACCATAATATGCAGAGTTATCTTTAATACCGTCTACTATCACCTGCTTATTGTTAGTACCAGTGTAGTATGCAATTACTGGCTTACCTATAGCCAAACTTGCTCCACCCTCATCTTGCACGTCAATCTCATCTATGTAGCAATAACTATTTATACTACTACCACCAGTCATTCTATAATCCACATACCGATACTTCTTACGAGTCTTCACAACCTCTATATCTTCAATAACTGTTGGAATAGTCTTTCCATTAAGTTTATACTCAGAGTCAAAGATTGTAAATGCTAATGGCATCTTCTGGTCAGTCAGTGTCGCAATAGTCTTACCAGATGACTGTAATGTAAATAATTCACTATCTGTCAAGCATCTGTTAAACACTCTAAAGTCATAAATAAGATGAGCTTTGTAGTACCATCTATCTCCTATATAAAGATAACCCTCCTCTAACCAATCTACTGTTTTATAAGTTGTAGCTCCATCAACAATCTTACCATCTAAGATAATCTCGTAGGAATTCTTAGTCTGTCTCATGACTAAAAATTGCCATTTATTTGGCTGCATTACTTCTGCAGAGTTTTTCGTAATAGTCACTCCATCATTATTTACATGACTGTGTATAACTCTTGTGTTTCCAGAATATAGCCAGAGGGCTTGTGTGCGTTGATTATTTGCATTATCAATACTAATGTGCCAAATATTTAGATACTGATTATAGTTGATAACCGATATTTGCACCCAAGCACAAGTGGTTAATCCCTCAGCTCCCGTTAAAGGCAACTTGTCGGCTGTGCGAATACTCTGCCCAGAGTTATAACTCATATAATCTAATGCTTTATACCCGTCTTCCAAATCAGAGTATATTGGTGTGTAGTTAGCCGTAGCAACTTGATTACCCGTAACATCCTGCAAATCTCCATTAAGTGGAAAGTAACATAACTGGCTACCATCACCAAACGGGTCAGCATCAAACTTATAATCCCTATTACGTCTTACAGCAGGGAAGTGAGTTAAAGCTTCTTGATACTCTGTGTCTACTGTTATAATGGGCATACTGGCATCAAAGTCTTCATTAAAAGCTAGACTTTTTACACCATAGTAATCAATAGTGCCTAAAACAGAGTAGCCTACATTGCCTCTAGTTTCTGTCCATTCAAACTTTAAGTATCTATAAGAGTGAGGAGCTATACAATCAAAAGCATACTTTCTACCTAATTCAAGAGTCTTATAATTACGACTATCAATTACTACCCAGTTTCTATCATCTGCCGAGCCTAGTAACTTCCAAGAGCGTGGTAGTGAATTAACATCACCAGAGTAAGGTGTTGTAAGTACATATCTTGTTACAAATAGAGGCTTCTCTGCATCATACTTAATCCAACCGTGAGGGTTTTCCCATCTTACGCTTGTAGAGGTATCTCTTGAAAATACTTTATAAGCATTTATTCTTTCATCCCCAACTAAATTACTAAAAACACTTCCAGTAGGATGACCGTTATTAGTCATAAGTGGCATAGCAAATGAAAATTCTTGCATATAGTTAGTGTAGCTTGGCAGTTCCTCAACAATTTTTACAGAGGTGGCTGAGACGAATTGCTCAAACCCTACTGTCTGTACATCAGTTTGTTTTAGTAGTGTATTATCAACTTCTGTTGTAAGTACACCGTTTGTATCTACGCTATGTCCCATTATAATTCCTCATCATAAATTGCTTTGATTTCTTCATCAAATAATTTTCTACCATACCACCGTACTTTTCTCATAAACATATAAGCATCTGTAGCAGTACCACTACCACCTATACACATCCAACTTCTTACCTCTTGCCAAAACCCCCCATGCATTGCAACATCATCTACACCTGCTTGATACACTCCATTTATAAATAAACGTACTGAGCTTTCATCATAAGATACTGCAACATGAGTCCAAGTATTCGCAGGGATAGTTGCAGATGTATTACACCTACCCTTCCCAGAAGTGTCTAGTTGGAAGTACAGTTTATTGTCTGCAGGTATCCACAGAATATTTCTACCCGAAGATGCAGCATCACAAAAGACGGGGTCATAATTTCTACCATCAGCTCTACGATAAATCCATGCAGAGCCAGTCCCTTGGTTTTGGTTTGGAGCATAAACTGGAAGTATATAGTCACCATCCCCATCCAGTACTAAATATTTATTTACAGTATCTATATGAGCATTCCCATAAATTAGTACTCTATGTTTTGTAGGGTATACGGGAGTCATATCATCTGAAAATGTAAAATAAAAATCATAATCCGTAGGGGCATCAAACTTTGTAGGGAAAATTACACCCATATTATGTTGAGCTATGACTTTATCATTGTGATACACTGGGTAAACACACTGGAAAGTATTTTCATAGTGACATCCCCCTTTATTTGTATTCTCCAATGGAGTTATCTCAAAAGGTCTTGGATGTTGTAAGTTAGGTGTATTTCTAAACATATCATAAGCATCGAAAGCATTGGTGGTGTCTAATCCTTCAACACATTGTAATCTCTTAGCATTTAAGTGCATATATTGCATTTGTTGAGGCTTATGATACGCCATATCTGCATGATATATAATACCACTATTTGCAAAAGCTTGTCTAGTCGTTATGATAGGACTATCCTTATCAAAATAAACAACTTGAATATTACTTTTATCTCTAAATAGATTATCTGCGTACTTGAAATCTTTTGCACTATCAAAAGCAGCTTGTGCCACAGTGTCTGTTAAGAATTCAATATCTTCTACTGGAGAGTCTGATGTGATTATTACTTCTCCAGTAGGAATACCAGAGACTACTCCTGCTGAATAGTTTTGAAGATTACCGTCACCCCAATCTACTGTAACTGGTACGTCTACTTTAAAAGTTATTTGTTTGAAAATCATTTTTAGCCTTTACACATCGTTTAATGTATATCGGCTTATGTTAAAATCTATGTAAGTATGTTACACTGACTTTAAGTTGTGCGATTGAGTACGGGTGTACTGTCCCACCGTCACGTTTTAGCTCCGTGACCATTGTTTCTATTGTGTTACACTTTAGGTAAGTGTTGTCCATTATTAAAGCTTGTACTTCTTCAATAAGCTCTGTTAAAACATCCTCGTATTCGTTAGAAGGTTGTTTATTATAAATGTACACCAAAATAGTACCAGTGTATTTGGCTTTATTGTTAGTAACATTATCTCTGTGAGCATACTCTTCTGAATATACTACAGCTATAGAAGGAGTCCTAGTTACCTTAGTCCAAACTGGTACAATATTTTTATACACTTTTTTAAATGAGGGTGATGCTTCAAAGTCTAATACCAACTCATCCACAGCCTCTTTTCTTATCAATGCCATTATATTAATCCTGCCCTTTCTAAAGTTAGTAATTCAAAGATGTCATCCATAGAGTTAAACCCTCTAGTACCTTTAAATATATCATCCATCCATCCAACCCAGTTTGGTGTTTTACCATCCTTACGTTTTCTGTAACCTTGACTTGTAAATTCTGCGTAAGGTACACCAATCTCGCCCCAAGAGGTGATAGAATAGTTACCTGCACCAGTCACATTAAATTTTACACCACTACTAATAGAGTCTCTCTGCTTACCCGTATTTAGGTAAGGGAATTTTCTATTTAGTGGACGAGTTTTATGCCATTCTGACTCACCTAATGGGTCACTTAAAACGGCAGTAACTTCTCTCTCCCATGCTCCTAATTGCTTACGAGCACTCTCAGCGTAACCTTTGGCTAAATATTGACCGTACTTGTTAATATCAAGACGGATATTTTTCCATAACTTACGTCCTATATTATTTGTCCAAGTACCTGCCATATTATAACCTTATTGGTTGTCTTGTTTCAAAGTAAGCTGTAATGTTTCTAGGTATTCCAGAAAACATCTTTGTACTCTCTTTAACCCCAGTAGAGATTTGGTCTACACCTTCTAACCCCTTGTCGGCAGTCCTATATAGCCAAGCAGCTAACTGCACACAATGCTCAATATCCCCTTGAAATTCTGGGGTATTAAGTACGCCAGAAGTATAACTAAATTTAAAAATTCCATACTCATAAAGTATAGGCTCGTCAAAGATAAGTGTTGCATCCATAATATTGAAAGTTGTTGGCTCTGGTGTGCCATCTGGACGTATAACTGTCACAGTGTCTTCAATAACTGGGGCTTCGGGTAGGTAAATCTTGTTACGTCTTGAAGCTGTCAGCATCTTTTTACTAACAACTTGTGTATCAAGAATATTATACCTATACTGAGAAGAAATATATCCTGCAGCCCCTTCACAAAAAGACTTTAGATATTCCTCTTCCTCAGTATCTGTGTTAGGGATACGTAGATACTGCTTTAATGCTATTAAAAGCTCATCTATTACCATAATTTACCCTTTATTATTTTGTTTCTTCACCATCTTTAGGAGTCTCTTCTTTAGGAGTCTCTTCTTTTACTACCTTTTTCTTTCTAGGTGCTCTCTTCTTAGTCTCTGGTTTAGTCTCTACTTCTCTTGAAAGAAGAATAAACCAACTTGGGAATGTGTCTAAAAGGTAATCTGCGTCCTCTTTTTCTACATCGTAAACCCCACCATTGTGGTCTGGGTCAAATTTAGTCCCTCTACTTTGCAAACCTGCTCCAGTAAATTTAATTGATACCATTTTGTAATCCTTGTATTATATTTACAAGTATATCGTAGAAAGTATCACCTTTAGTTTAAATTGCAAATGTAAACTCTATAAAGGCTCTTTCTAACTCTTCTCTATACTTGCCACCTCTTGAAAAGTCTGCTATCTCAGCAGGTCCAAAAAATGCTTCTGAAATTAGAGATATACTTCTACCGATTGATAGTTGATACCCACCTCGTTGTTTTCTACCAACTGGTTTAAGTCCTCTATCATGGTTATGTAGATATTTATTAAAACAGTTATCAAGAATTCTGGCATACTTCTTACCATTACGTGATGTTTTGTAATAAAGTACTTCATGACCCTTAACTTTTAAGTTACTTGATGCATTAAAGTGCATCTCTAAGTCTAAGTTTGCTCCCCAGTGGTCTACGTCAGTGTGCAGTAAGCGTACTGCCTTAGAATAGCCATACTGGGCTTGATTAGGTCTGTGAAATACTCTGTATTGGTGTTTTGGATTTAGTTTTGGAAGGATGTCTTGAATAAACTCAGACCAGAAGGCGTTTTCTGTGATAACACCTACAGCAGCTCCTTGTTTTCTAAAAGCATCATGTCCAGCTATAAGTGCTATTTTCATATTAGTCCCTCATTGAGTTTAGTTTTTCTACACTTCGAGCACCATAGTAGGTAGCTGCTGTAGTAGTAATAAGTATTTTGAATAAGTCAATATACTCTTTTGGCACATTAAAGTCTGCTGAGGAAGCATCATAAGCTGCAAGAGCAGTAATGAATACTATCATGTAGACTAAAAGTAATGGGCGTGTATTCTTTGAGATTGCGTTATCTTTTAACTTTTCCATTGAATACCTCCCTATGTTGCATTTCTAACTTAATAACCTCTTTTTCTAAATAGTTACACTTATCAGTTGCACTATGTACATCTGCATATAGGTAACCAAATACTGCTAAAACTACTGCCACTGAAACTGATATAGCCATTCTAAGTCTATTGAAACTAAGAGCCGTACAAAATTCTTTTACTTCTGTACTTTTTTCATGAGCCTCATTTGTATGCTTATGTAAGTTAGCCACAGCCTCATGTAAAATATCAATGTCTTTAGCATTCTGCTCAACAGTGATAGAAATCTTAGTAAAATTGTCCATAGAGCTGATAATTCTTTCAGTTTGTTTTGTCTGTTGCTCTTGTATAATAGTTAGTCTTGTTAAAGCTTTCTCCATTAAAGAGACTCTCTCACTCATGTCTGGCATTGTTAGTGTCCTTGTTTGCAAATTTTTTATTGTACTCTTCTATCTGTTTGTTGAGTCTCTCATTAGCAGCAAGGCACTCTTTCAACTTGTCAATCAACTCCTCAAATTCTTCGATAGGCATTGTTACTATTTTTTTACTCATGTTAATCCTTCGTAGTTACTGTAAAGTGTATATCAGAAGGTTTCTCTACTTTCCAAGTCTGTAGCTTAGGGCATTCTTTCTCAACGTATACAATACGCTCAGTACAGCTATTTAAAGTTAATAGTGTAGTTGCCATCACTAAGATTACTAATACTCTTCTCATTAGATACCTCCTTTTTAGTTTCCTTCTCTTTCTGGAAGGTAATCTCTTGCTTTTGCTCGAAAGAGGCTGTCTTATGAGCTTCTTGTACTACCTTTGCAGTAGTTGCACTGTTTTGTAATTTTAATTCGTAGTTGTCTATTGTGCTAGACTGGTAATAAATGTAAAAACCTACGAGAGAGGCAAATACTAAGCCTATAATTGTTAAAGTTAATGTGGAGTTTAGTTGAAACATGGAGTATCCTTTTGTAATATCTCCCGAAGAGGGAGGTTGGTACTCCCAGAAGGGAGGTAGCTTAGGCTACGTTTACCAATGCTGCGACTGGAGTGAAACCAGCTGATAGCATTTTGAAGTCGAAATCTCTAAATCCTACGTATAGGTTAGTTGAGCTTACTGCTCTACGCTCTACTTCAACTGTAACATTACCTCTGTCAGCGACTGCAAAGTAACCTTTGTTTACGATAACAAGAGCTGTCAATGTGCCAGTACCTGCGTTTTGACCAGTTGCATCAAGGTCAGTACGTACATACTCAGAAACAACGATTGGGATGCCCCAGATTTTTCCAAGCTCACCAGTGATGATTGTTGCAGCAACACCATATTTATCTACCGTGATTACTTCTGGCAATTCAAGCAATTTGAATGCTGTTGAGAAGTTTACGATGATTACAAGGTCTGCAAGGTTTACACCATATACACCAAGTACTTGTCTAGTAGCTGCGATTGTAGCTGCTGTTGGAGCAACACCACCACCATCAACTGTGTTACCTGCTGTGATAGCAAGTTTAAGTAATCCATCAAATGCTTTACGTACATCATTTGAGTTAGCGATTGCTGTGTCCCCATTGATGATTGCATCTTCTGATGCTTTTGCAAGTGATTTAACAAGTCTAGCACGTACAATATCTGTCATCATAACAACAGACTCGTGGTCAGCTTGGTCAGTAACACCAACAAGTGTTTTGATACGTTTAGTTTCAAAAGTTACTTTCGCTGAACTGATTGCAGACTCGATAGCATCGTCACCTGGGGCGATTAGGTATGCTTGTACATCACCAACGATTGCAGGGATTGAGAATTGATTTCTATTCTCTGGCATATTCACTTTTGCAAAAAGACTTTCGATTTTAAGCTCAAGCTCTAAATCTTCAAGAATTTGAGTTGAAAACTCTTCTGCCAACCAGTTTGGTACGTCTGTAGGTACGATTGCTTTCTCAATCATATCTGCTAACTCTTTATAACCTTGCATTTGCTCAACTGGCTTGTCAAGTAAAAGTGAGTTAAGGTACATATCAGCTGATTTTTTCTTGAGTTTAGTCAAGTCTTTAGCTGTAAATGTTGCTTCTCCATCAAATTGAGTTTTTCTCTCTGCCATTTGGTCAGCGAAAGACTGCTCTAAGTCTTTTAATTTATCAGCAGATGCTGCTTTTTCAGCAGTAAGTTGGTCAGCCAACTCTTTTACTTTTACTTCTAAATCTTCGATTGCTTTAATTTTCATTTTTATTCCTCGTTTTTATTGTCTGTTAGTACTTCATTTAGCGTGTCTGCTAGACCTGCGTATAGTACAAATAACTGCTCAACACCCTCTGGAGTTTGTTTTGCAGACCCAATGAATGACTCAATGTCACTCAATCCAATTTTGCCACTGTCAGATTTAGTGTTACCCTCACCATTATCTGGATTTTGAGTGTCATTATCTTGTTCAGTACCTTCTGAAGTATTTATCGTAGTTTCTTCTGACGATTGTTCAGTTGTTACTTCGGTTTCCTCAGTTTCTTTTGTCACTGTGGCATCTTCGGTAGTCTCAGTACCTTCCTCTGTAGTTACAACAGTCTCTTCTTGAGTCTCTGTAGCTTCTGTCTCTTTGGTTTTCATTTCTTCTGTGTCCTTTTTACTTTCTTCAAGTCCTGCAACGAACTCGTCTAAGTTTTGGAGCATAGCTTCCTCAATTAAACCATCTTCAAATAACTCTTGGAAGTGACCTTTAAGGTGCTCTGCTGCAACTAACTTTTCGTCTACAGAGAGTATATCGTCATCTTGCACACCTTTAAGTGCACTAAATGCAGAAATTAATCCACCTTTATTCAAAATAAGTTTACCATCAATCAATTCGTGATGTGGAAACTTCCATGTTTCAGCATCTTTTACATCTTTTACTATCAAATAAGAGTCCGAGATAAAATCTTCTTTAGCAATATCTACTAAAGTATCTTTCATAACTTGTTTATCAATAGTACGCCACTCTTTTGTTTTCAACTCTGCTTGTTTAACTCTGATAGTCTCTTTAGAAATAGCTTTACTACCTAAAAGACAAACACCACTTTGGCACGGAGCATCTGTAAGCACTGTAAAAATTGAGTCTTGGTTATCTGGCACAGATACAATAGAAACTTCTAGTAACTTTGTTTGTGTCCATAAATACACTCCATCAACTTCTGCATAATCAAGTATTTGAAACCCGATAGAGAATGTTTTTAGAATGCCATTAAGTACTCCGTAATATGCTTTATCATTCATAAACTTATGTACTTCTGCTTCAATGTAAAGCCCATCTACTCTAATATCAATATTGATAATTTTACCAATCGGCTTTTGTTTATCATGACTATATAGTAGAATAGGGTTTTTCATATAATCTTTTAAATCATACCCTTGTGGTAGTACAGACTCTTCCGAACGGTCTACAACAAGTTTACCATTATCGTCCAAGTATCTGTTTGCATATCCAGAGATAACTACTACATCAGTACCACGTTGCTCTACAGAAGTCTCTTTAACTACTAGCTCAACTTGTGAGCCAATAATTTTGTTTTTATCTATCTTCATCTTTTCTCCTATTTACTGTTGTTTGAGTTATTATCTTGAGTCGTGGGCATATCTGCATCACCACCATTAGGGTCAGTAGAGCCGTTAGGACTTGTTGTGTTATTACCACCACCTAGTGTACCACCATCTTCAACATAAGAGGCATTCTCACCAAATAAGTACGCAGCTAAAATATGTTTATCAGCATTATCTTCATCAAGCTTAGGTAAACCTACTAAGTTTCTTGCTTCGTTTAGTGACGCAATACCAGTAGAATACATAGTTTTACTTGCTGTAGCTTTAGTCTCTAATGGAGTCTCTAGCTCTGTAATTCTATCTAAGTCAAAATAGAATGTTAATGTTGGGTCTGAAAACTTCTCTCTCAAAAACACTGTGACTTGGTCTTGTATCTTATACAGATAAGGACGTACAGCTGTGTTAAAAGTAGCCTTCATTAACTCTTGTGGGTGAGAGGTTGATTGCTCAGCCCCACCCAATGCAATAGGGTTTATTTTAAATACCCTAAATACTCGTCTCTCTGATATTTCAATAGAGTCAAGTAACATAGCATCTTTAGGAGTTGCTTGTACGGTGTTGTAAGTCATACTTGAAGGTAGTACTACTGTACCACGTCTTTCTGACCCTTGACTTCCATATAACTCCTTAAACTGCTCTCTAACTTCTGTAATCTGCTCTGGTGAGAGATTATACTCAGATTGTAAAATACCACTTAATATAGTAGAGCCTTCATAAAACTGTTTAAGCTCTGCAATAGATGATGACTCTAACAACAACGTATCAATCAAAGGTCGTACCGAAGGCACACCATAATAGATATTATTTATTGTGGGGTTTTTAAAGTGTATTACTTCATCAGCTTTATAAGCCACTTTGTCTAAGTAAATATACCCAGTAATAAACTTACGCTTATCTGGTACAACTTTAACTTGACTTGGTGGACCTAAGTGCCAACTTTCAAATCTACCCTTTACTAACTCGTGAGAGATAAAACTATTACCCCCTAAAAAAGCTCCTTGTACTATTAATTCAATCATTTCTCCCCAACTCTGAAATTGATTAGGTGCACCCAACCAAGCTGTTAGCTTAGCATCTGTTACGGTTTCCTCTTCACCAGTTGTAGGGTTAATCTTGACAAGTCTTGGTATAGCTTGACTTGCAGCTTTAGAAACATAATCTACAGCCGAAAAGATTAACTCAGAAGTGTGTAGGTAATTTTCCTCTGTAGTCTTTGCTAAGGGTTTATTACCATCTGAATATTTTTCAAAGTACTTAGAGGATGCTTTCGTAGATTTAGTATGTCCTGCTACAAGGAGCGTGTTAATGCCACCGAAGTCATCAACATTAGCACTCGGTGTGTCGGTTTTTGATTTTCCAAAAATTCCTCCAAATATACCCATGTGTATCCTTTAATTATTTGTGAGTATATCGTTACTTGTAATAACTCTTGCATTAAATCTTGATTATCTGTGAACCAGCTTGGATTTTGTAAGTAGCTACTAAGTAACGAAGTGTTGATAAAGATAAATCGAAATGCTTAAACTTTTTAGTTTTTTTAACTGTTTTTGTTTTTGCATTTTGCCAATATAGGTTTTTTATTTCCCCAATTAAATCTGGGCAGTTATCAGATATAAATAACTTGCCTTGGTAGAAGGCTTGATTTACATATTTGATACCCTCATCAATCTTATTATAAGCAGGAGTAGTGTATATACTATAATCTACAGATAAATCATTAGCCACTTGTGCAGCAGCAGGGTCGATAAATCTGTCACGTATCTTCCCAAACTGACTGTCAAGTTTCTTAATCTCTTTTTGATGATAAGATATAGGAGCTTCATTATCTTTATACTCTCCAACAATATAAATATTTCCAGTCAGAGGCTCTACAAAACCTACTAAGTACCCAGTGTTATCTGTAAACCCAACATCTAGTGCTGCAATAAACAAACTATCTTTGTTATACTTAATAGTGTTGTGCTCAACAACATTCTTATCTTCTGTAAAGGCATAGTAAATAAGCTCTCCGTCAGATTTAGACCATTTACCTTCATACTCTCTACCAAATGTCACTGGGTCAAGCTCTCTACGCTTACTCTCTATAAATGACTTAGGTATGTACGGGTTATCCTCTGTTGGGAATGTAAAGTTTGTATATCCCGAATACTTCTTAGAAGTGGCTCGTGAGATAAGCTCATATAAATCATTACTTTCATCCCTAGCTGTACCAATAAAAATTGCCTTAGCATTGTTATACCCATCCTCATTAGTACCAAAATCTGCCATAGCAGGTTGGATGTAGTTTTCAAACAAATCTACAAGGTCATCAATATCTTGCCCTTCATCTACAATTACTAACGAGAATTTTCTACCAAGTGCATTTGCAACTGATTTAGGTGATACAACAAATATAGTTGCCCTATTCTCTAATGTAAATGTGAGAGCTTTAGAGTCTCTTGATACAATCTTAATACCCATACTTACAATAGTACGCTCAATGTTTTCAAACATTGTCTTGGCATTTGAGAATGTAGGTGTTATCAGTAGAATAGAGGCATTAGGTATTAAAAGCTCAGCCGAGGCTGCTTCCGAGATAGCGTAAGTCTTACCAAAACGTCTCCCACAAGTAATTGTCATAATACTGAAATTACCTTCAAAGAAGGTGTCTAGTATTAGTGCTTGTTTTGGGTGAGGTTGGAAGTTAGTTACTTCATAAATCTTTTCTTTGTTGAGCTGCTTCTTTACAGAAAGGTATATCTCAACATCTGGTGCTAATCTTTGCTCCATATTATCCCCCAGTTATCTGATTAACAATACTCAAGTATACGTTATCAGATGTACCTAATTCTTTTTTCTGTCTTTCTTTCAACATACCATCAGCAATCATAAGCATATCAACAACATCCTTCTTAGTAGCCTTACTAAAGTCACCATCATACTCTTCTTCTATCTTTTCGAGCTTGGCATCTATAATTTTATTTACTATACGAAGTCTGCCCTCTAATGATGAAGCGTATTGGGCGTTTACAAGCTCCGAAACGAAATCTTTGATGTGTGGCTTACCTAAAGTGTTTCTAACGGTTGTAGGGCTAATTCCAAGCTCCTCAGCTATACCCTTAGTAGACTTACCAATACTATACAACTCACAGATGTTTGTTTCTAGGGCTGTCATAGGTGTGGCAGGTGCTACTTCTACAATAGGGTGATGCACTACTTCTTCAAAATCCTCTGACTCATCTTCAAATTGTACATTAGAGACTGGCAAGTTTTTTATCATATCTTGCACGTCCTCATCAAGCACTTTTAGTCCTTGAATATCTTCGTTTGTTACCTTAATTTCCATACATTCTCCTAACTTTCTTTAAATGTGGCTCAAAGCCCCAGTACAGCGTACTTTCAGTGGGGTGGTCAAGACCATCAGTTTACTGTTTACCAGAATTACTAATATTATTTACAAAAGTATATAATCCATTTTCTAGTAATGCTATAAATAATTCTTTCTTTTGACGTGGACTAACCACTTTACCAAATCTTAGTAATCTGTCATTTGCTTCTGTACATACGTGACATCTTGTTTGTCTGTTGTATTCTCTTAATGGAGCACTAGCCAGTCTGCCACACGAGCACACATAATTTATATTACCATTTTTAACACCATACAGATTAACCAATCTTGGGGATTTTATATCAATCATTTTTATACCTTAAACTTTTCTTTATTGTATATCGCACTTTATACACATTATTGGGCTAAATTGACTAATATGTGATATTACTTTGAAATATTTACGATATATGTTATATAGCACTTGACATTAGAAGCTTTTAGTGTTATAATACGTGTATAAAAACTTAAAGGAGTTATGATGAAAATCAAAACACAACTAGGAGAAACAGATGGGTAAAGATGTACCAGTGATGCCACCTCTAAATGAGAAGGTTGCAAGAGGAAAAAAACGTGGTAGAAAACGTAAACTTGTTTTTGTAAAAGGTACAGAGGTATCTTCTGAAACATTTGGTGTTGGTACTGTACTTAGAGAAGGTATGAATGGTATACTTATCTGTGATTTTGGTGGCTCAGTTAGAGAAGTACCAAAAGATACTTTAGCAATACGTGAAGGTGATAGTGCTGATGACGTTGCAGATGTAGAAGAGAATTTAACACCTATTGATATGGGTTATGATGGCTCTGATGATGATGGTGCTATTGGTGATACAGACAATGGAGTAAGTGATGAGTAAAGAGAATGAAGAGGTAGAAACTTTAGTAGAGGCTATGGATTACTTCTTACCTATCAACTTAGTCCAACAACGGGACATCACTTTAAAAGCTCTTAATGAGGAAGGTGAAGTAGATGATATTGAGCTTACTCTTGATATGACTTGGGCTAAAGGGATGTTAGGTGTTATGCCACTATTCCGTACTTTAGAAGCAGCTAAAGAGTATGCAGGTGAAGCTGCTGAGGTACTTGTATTTTCTGGACCGATGATTAAAGGATTTGAAGATGAGCAAGAAACTGATAAAATTGACGGATGATTGGGCACTTCATCCTAAAGTTGCTGAGCAATTAGTTCCAGTACTAACGCAAAACCAAAAAGATTTACTAACTCCCATACTAATCAACTCTTCGAGTATTGATAGTATACGTAGGTCTTTTCTGGAATTGTTTAGAAAAACAAATAGTTTATTTTCACCACTTAGTTTTAGGTACTCCTACTCCTTCAACGTATCTGGTAAAAGAAACATTACAGTTGTACCAAAGTACTATCTTGAAAAAGACTTGAATATGATGGTAAATGACTACAAGATTATTACACAAGTTTCTCATATTGTACCAGAAGGTAAAGATTGGGAAGAAGAGGCTTACGAGCTTATTAACTACTTCCAAGGGAGTGCTGCAAAGACAGCTTTCGAGTTAGTGAAAACTTATTGTGATGATGGTACATATAGGGGCTATAAATGCAGAGAGATATTCAGAGACAAACCAGTAAGGTAAAGAAACGTCCATATAAAAAACTAACTGATGAGGATGTTGAATTTATTACAAACAACTACTTAGTACTATCTGACAAAAGACTTGGATGGATACTTGGTAGGAATGAGGCAACTATTAGGAAGCACAGACAGCTACTAGGACTTAGTAGAGTTAAAGTAAATATTCAAGAGGTGTTGGCAGAAATGCCAATTATTGTCTGGATGCCACGAAGTCACTTTGATGGCACAGACACAGATTTAAAAAATTTAAAAATTATCGGAGAAAATTATGACAGAAGCAATTAGACTAATCCAAGGTGTTACATCACCTGCACAAGTAAACAGAATTATTGATTGGAATTATGGTAGAAACAAACTAGAGCTTGACTCAAACCTTGAAATCAATATGTTAGCAGAAGAGGCTAAAGAGTATTTTGATGCAAAAACATTTGTGGACAGAGTGGATGCAGTATGTGACCTTATCTTTGTAGGAGTTGGTACACTTGCCAAAACTTCCAATGCTTACCACCTTTCAGCTAAGGAGCTATTTGCACCTATTGACTTTATTCTTACTGACTTTGTTGGTAGAGTAGAAGCAGAAGGTATTTCATCAGAGGTGTTCATGGGTATGCTCACTGAAAGCTTAGATGCAGTTATCACTGCAAATGAGGAGAAGGGTACAGACAGAGACGAGAATGGTAAGGTTAAAAAGCCAGAAGGTTTTGTACCACCAGAAGAGAGAATTGCAGAGATTGTAGAGAAGTTTAAAGCTCTCTCCACAGAGGCAGCTACACAAGACATGGGACAAGTGTTTCCACAAGGAGGTAATTAATGCCATTACCAAAGAAACTAAACTGCCAAGACGTAGATAGTATCTTCCAAAACTTTATTGGGGGTGCTACGGTCAAGGCAATAGCAGAAGACTTAGACGTTACCAGACTTACAGTTACAAGAGTCCTTCGTAAAGAGACTTACCAAGACTGTACAGAAGCTCATGCCAAGCTACCAGAAAACTTCTTTGAAACTGTTGATGAGCGTATGAAAGCAAACCAACGTAGAAGTAGAGGACAAGGCAAGAAGGTGAATTCGTAATGAAAAAACTTGCAGATTTCCTTCTATGGGTTGGCGTTATTCTGAGTTTGCTTGGGTTAGCCACAACTACTGGGTTTTACTTTAGTAGTATTATCCACTTTGGGGTGTCTGAGGCAGTCCATTTTGTTGATGTAGCTCTCCTAACCCTACGAGTCGCAGTCACTGGTACATTCTATTTTGTAACACTTATCATTAGTGTCCTATCTTTGGGGCTTCCTATTGATGGGTTGGATAAATTCCGTGATAGTAAGACACCAGATACTGTGTAACTTATGTGACACCCTTGCAGCACCTTTATGTAGCTGTGAGAGTGTTGCTGTAGTCTATACAAAAGAAGAAAAAGAAGTTTTAGCAGTTTATACTAATGATTTATCCCAGTGTACTCTCCTAAAAGTTTGGGAAGATGACGAAGGACGTATCCATAAGGTAAACAAACTACGACATATAACTGAGGCGAAAGTCTCTAAAATTTAAGCTTGGAGGCATAAATGCACTACAATTTCGCAGAAGATTTAAAAACTTCTGATAAAATAGAGGTAAATGTTATAAAAAAACTACAAGAAGCTTACAAAGACTTCAAGTTTCATTCATTTTCTGGCACTAAAGGTTTTGATTGTATCTTTTCTATGGGGGAAAAGACCTATTCTTTAGAGATAAAAGCAGACTTTTTTGCAGTAAACACTGGTAATATGGTGGTAGAGTATGAGAGTTGGGGTAAACCAGCAGGTATTGTAACAACTAAAGCTAACTTTATAGCTTATGCAATGATGAGAAGTATAGATGATTTCGATTTGTATTTAATAAATACTGAGAAACAGCGTAAAATGATTGCAGATGAGTTGTATTTTGATACAATGGTAGGTGGAGACATCGGTAGTAACACTAGATTATACCGATTTAAGATGGATTTATTCAAAGAGTACGCAACAGAAGTAAAGGTGTAACAATGGTATCATTAGTTAGTTTGAATTATTTAATGGAAAATACTCTTTTGAGCTTGAATTTGCAGCATGGTTCAGCTCAATTCAAAAACCTCCTAAGATTATACAGAGAAGATAAGGCAACTTTCCAGTTTACTATACACTTTGGAGAAATTTACTTGGGTGTTATATCTAAAGAAAACTTCACGGATAGGTATTACATTAAGTTTCATTTTGGTGCTTCGGCTATAAGAGAGAGGATGACTATTTTTGATTATCGTACCATTTTAAATAGATTTTTACTAGGAGAATTAATAATTCTTGAAGAAGATTTTATACAATTATCTCAAATTTACGCAGCAGGAGAGGTGTTACAAGCCCGTAATGAGTTATCAGAGGTAAACATTCCTGCAAGTAAGGAATTTATGTTTGATTGGCAAGTTAGTAGTGAAGGTTTTGTCTCTATAGAAGGGGTGTCACAACCTTATTACTTAAAAATTAGTGTAGTAACATTAAATTTACTTATAGTAGCTTGGAGGAGAATGGATGCAGAAAAACATAAAGCAAAAGCCGAGAAACTTTGACATATTGAAAAGTTATCGTAGAGAGATTAATCTGGTTACAAAAACTGTACCAGATAAAAAGAAATATTCTGGGAAGGAGAAGCATAAAAAGCTTCCCTTTTGATTAATAGTTAATTTTAAAGAGGTCCGAAGACCTAAGTTGTTACTTAGGGTCTTCTTCTTCCTCACCTTGTTGTGGTACATAAGGGATAGCCTCTTGTGGAGCTAGATAAATTTTACCATAAAACCCACTTGACTCCATTTTACTACCAAATCTTTCAAACTTGATAGAGTAGGTATCAGCTTTTCCACCTAATATAGCAGTATCTTGTCCTGCTTGTAGGTTAATTCCATTAGTGACAATATTAATGTCACTTACATCAAACGTAACTACTGCATCACCATAAGCCTCTGCATCTTCTACAGCTGCCTCTACAGAAACACCTAACATTTGCGTCTCTAAAAGTCCAAGTACATCTTCTGAAAACGTAACTACAATGTTATCAGCAGATAAAATTGGAAGTTGAAGTCTACATTCAAGTGCGTTATTTTCATTAGGTGTAAAATCACTAGCTTCAACTAGCACTTTTCTAACACCGTCTTTCACAGCCTCTTTAACATTAGCCGAAGCTAATGGAAGAGGAGCAATATTTAGATTTTTAATTCCCATCTATTCTCCTTTTATCTTATACTTCTACTGGTAAAGGTATTGGAGCATCTAAGTCCATAAATCCACCTTCTACAACACCAAACTCACCTAGTGCTCTACCAACTCTAGGAGCAGTAAGTAGATTGTAACTACCATTTAGGTATAGTGAAGTGCCTCTTACAGTTACATTAACTGAAGGGTCTTCTTCAATATTACCATCTTCCTCTAGTGTTGCGTATAGCTCTGCTGCATCAACACTGATAGTGTACGATTGTAGGCTGTAAGCTTCCTCATCTGTAGTTTTGTGGTTTACTGTAGGAGCTATTGTAAACTCTCCACCCGTATTCTGTGCTACTTCCAACCATTCTTTACCCAAGATAATGTGTAAACCGTCAGTAGCTGCCATATCAATGTTAATTTCTGCGTTGAAGACATTACGAGACTCCGTACACATTTCTGGAGTGAGTCTTAAAGTTGCCTTAGCCTCACCCATAGCTTCTTTTGTTTTGGCAGCGTCTAGTGCCAGTGGTGCGAATTCAATATTCATGAATTTCTCCTTTGTTTTTAAGATACCAATATATCGACTAAAACACTTTAGTATGTACCCTAAGAAAACCTTAAGTTTATTATGTTAATATAACACTATAAATAAACAAGGAGAAAATTATGTTTTCAACAATTTACTTATGGCTTTATGCCATTACCGTCATCGTGGGGATAGTTGCTATCTTTAGAAGTGTTGTCAAGTTTGAGCACTTTTTTGTAGTAGACTTAGCAATAGTTTTAGTAGCCGTAGTGCTATTCTTAATACCAGTATTCCAATGGTGGTTACTATACCAATTCATCAAGCACGAGCCAGATGTATTCTTTTTAGATGAAGACCCTTTTGCAGCTATGTTAGAGAGACTTGCCAAGAAGTGGGAAGGATTTTTAAACTATGACTTATTTAATATAGGTGGTAAGAAATGACTTTATTCTATCTATTTGTAGTGTTTCCTTTTATTGTCAATATGTCTTTACTGGCAGCTATTGTAAGATTTAAAATATGCGAGGGTACTATTGGTACTTTACTACTTGGTAGTTTTATTATATTTTTATCAGTTATACCATTTGTAAACTTGGTAGCACTGGTAGTCATCTTGGTAGAGAATGATGACATCTTTGGAGTCTCTGACCTTCTTGAAAAACCTTTGTGGAGTAAGAAGGATTGCAGATGATAACTAGACAGCACATGAAAGGGGCTATGAGTGTTGGTAGTATGGTGGGGCTTGGAGCTTTACTGTACACCAACATTTGGGTCACGGGCATTCAAGCAGCTTTTGTCTTTGGATTTCTACTATCTATATTTAGAGTGGTATTCTACAAAGAAGATTTTGATGATACCTATATAGCAATGTCCACATTTGGTGGATTAATATTAATGGTTACTTACGCTTCTGCGTGGTTTGCTTTGTACGGGACACAAGCCCCGTAGCAACTTACATATTATAAACTATATGTAAGTTTGGTGGTGTAGCTCCAACTGGAGTTGCAACACTTCCATTCTCGATAGGTAATGAGCTGTATATAACATTCGCACCTACTGGAATATCATAAGTAGGGTAAATATAATCATCAGAGAATACTTCTAAGATTTGGTAGTTACCTGCATCACATACATATATCTTACCATTATTTACCAAGACACTGATAGGGTTATTCATAGCATTGCCCTCATGCTCCATACCTGCCACATATTCCAATCTGTGATGACCTACACTAAACATAATCTGTCTAGTAGTTAAATCAAATCCTACCACTTTCTTTAAAGACCCAGACACGATGTATAAGATGTTACCATCAATTACAAAGTCAGTAAGTTTCAAATCCAGTATAGTAGAGTCATTTGGGGGCGTAATAGCTGTCTGATACGTTAAAGTATCTGCTACGGCATCGTAAGCAAAGACATCAATACGATTATCAAGCCCAACATAAACAGTATCATTATATACCCTAAGTGAGCGTGGGTTAAGTGTTTCATTATCTGCTCCCATTCCAGTATTGTCATACTGTAAGTGTGTTTTAATCCAAACGCCATTAGCGTCAAACTCTTCTACAGTACCGTTGTAGTGGTCCAAGTCTCCTGCACCATCATAAGTAGCAACCATAATATTACCATTAGACATTGTTGCAATCCCATAAACCTTTCCAAGTTTACCGTCCATTGCCTTACCTCTGGAATTATAAACTCCAAATTCCCAATCAATAACACCAGTAGATTTATTCATACCTAAAAGCATATAGCCATTAGTACCTATAATGTAGTGGGTGTCTGTGACAGCAACTCTACGTGCATACAAGTGTGGTGCAGCATTCATAATGTGCATTTTCTTAACTGCAAAGTTTTCATCAAAGATTGTAATACCTTTACTGTAATCAGCTAAAACATAATCTGTGCCATCTTGCTCAAGGCAGTAAGGGCTTGTGATAGTTTTTGGATTAAGTAACCTTGAGACTTTAAGTCCATTATCAACTGTAAAGTTGCTTGGCTCTAATTCTTTATACTCTATAAGAGAGTTTTTCATTTCTGTTAAACAATTCGGCAATACTGCTGACTGCAAAGCTGGGCGAGTCTGTACAGATGCGTCCACAACTTTATAGCTACCGTCAAGTAGTAGTTGCAAGAAGTCTGGTAATAGTGTGCTCATGTGTGCTCCTAAATTTTATTTACTTGTATATCGTCTATAAAGTAAGGGACTGAGACTTGACAAATAACTTTAAAGCTGTTATAATGTATTTAAAAATAACTGAGGAGCATTGGATGAGTGCCGATGGATTTATACAAAGAGCAAAGGTAATACATGGGGATAAATATGATTATAGTAAAGTTGAATATATAAATACAAAGACTTCGGTAATTATTATATGTCCTACACATGGTGAGTTTGAGCAAGCAGCCTATAACCACACTAGGGGATATGGTTGCCCCTCTTGCAGAGGACTCCCTTTAGAAGCTTTTATACAAAGAGCAAAGTCAGTGCATGGAGATAAGTATGATTATAGTAAAGTTGTTTATAAAAATGTTTATAGTAAAGTCATTATAATTTGTAAAAAGCATGGTGAGTTTGAGCAAGCAGCCTATAACCACACTAGGGGATATGGTTGCCCAATATGTGCCAAGTCTAAATTACATGAAGGTGCAAATACTTTCTATATCTGGCAAGAAGCTGATAGTAACCGTTACAAGATTGGTATAACTTCCAAGTCTTTGCAAGTGCGTATGACTGACGTTAGTAGGAAGCTTAATATAACACCTATACCCATACTGGAGCTAAAAATTGATGACGCTTTCAGCTTGGAGCAAAGCCTCTTACAAATATTTGCCGAAGATGTATACGATGGGGAAGGTTATGGCGTAGAATTTCTAACACTAACTGATGAAAAATTAAGCAAGTTGCTGCACTTAGTTAAGCAGGTAAGTAAGAATGGTTTACCAGAGCACTTAAAGTTATATTGACAAGCCTTAGTATATATACTAAGGCTACTATGAAGTATATTTCTCTTCCTCGGCAGCAACTAGAGTTTGGGGAAGCATTCTTCTTTTATAGTAACTTTATAGGGCTTGGTCAGAGGTTGATTGGTAGGTTTAATGTAACATCTTATAAGTGCCGAGAGGGTGTGAGGAGTCCCCTACCGTCTCCCACAACCTTAAAAGAAACTTAACCCTCCCCTATAAACTACCTTCCAACCCCTGCAAACCACGTCCACACCGTGACTAAGCAACCTTTAAGCTAACACACACAAGCACAAAGCAACTGCAAAGCAACTGAAAAGTATATAAGAATAACTTATAAGTAACTGTTAAGCAACCTTTAAGCTATGTTATGGTAATACGCATACATTATATATATAAAGGGGGCGTAAATGATAATAGCTCTCATTACCACTAAAAAGTCATAGGCTATAACTTTTTAAAACTTTTTAAGAAAATTTATTTTTTCTCTTGACTTCTTAATCTTTTTAATGCTATAATCTTTTCAAGTTAGATAACAACTATCTAGCAATTAACTTTTAATAAGGTGGTAACATGGTAGGCAGTAACTTACTAGGCGTTAAAGGTGGTATTAATTACATTACACCTATTAACCCAAACGAAAAAGGATATAATCTTAAAAAGTCATAGCTTATGACTTTTAAAAAGCTTGACAGTTTAAGGTTAGAAACTGTATAATACAAAACAGATAGCAAGTAGCTATCAATTAACTTTTAAGGAAACGAAATGAAAACTACATTTAAGACAGCAAAGGCATTAACAAACGAGTTTATCAAAACGATTAAGACAGCAGAAAAAAGCAATGCACAATATTTGTTAGCTTTGGCAAAACTAGCAAAGGACGGCAAAGTAACTTATAATGACTTACACGCAACTAATAAGCAACTGAACGAGGCTACAAAATCAACTGGCATTACTACTTTTAAAAATGTAGCTATGATAGTTGGGCGTATGTATGACAAAAAAACTGTTAAGGGTAAATCAACGCCTTATCAACTTAATTTAAGCGTTATTGACAGCGTTATAGCGTTGGGCGTTGGTGCAAGTATGGCAAAACTCCAAGCAGTACGCAAAGAGGGTAAAGAGGTACAGAAAAAAACTACAGAGAAAACGGCTAAAACTGTAACGGGTACGGCTGAAGATGTAGTGCAAGTGGACGTTAAAAAAGAGGTGCAAAGCATTAAAGATGAAGTTATCCAAAACGCTACACAAATAGCGAAATTATCTAAAGATGACTTGACAGATAAATTTTACGACCTTTTAAGCTCTATCGAAGATATGGCACAAACTTTCGACCCTGCAAAAAACCCTAACCAAACGGCAGTCATTATCGCAAAAATGGAAAGTCTTGCAAGTAGCTTTTAAGCTACTGCAAGGGTACTTGACAACTCCAGACCAACCACAAAAAGTCATAGGTTGTGACTTTATAAAACATTTCACAACCTACAATAACAAGACGGCATAATGACGCAAAAGCTAAAATTTTGGAAACCTTCAAAATTTCCAGTCTCAAGCCCACAAAGCCCGTCCAGACTTATAAAGTAACTTGTAAAGCCAATAAAATAAAAAAGGTGGCAAGTTATTTAGTGGGTGTTGGTTAAGTTTGAGTTAAATTCACGGTGGCAGTTGGTAAGGTGAGTGTGTGCTGTTTGACAGTTTGTGATAATTATTATATACTATGGGTAAGAATTTGGGCAGTTATTTGATGCTTTTTTATACATATATTTATTATGTGTGTATAAAAAAGTGGCAGTTGCTAAAAAGTCATAATCTGTGACTTTTCAGTTATCGGCACTTTAAAAATTAACGATTAAGGAATTTAAAATGTATGGCAAACAAGTAAAAGCATATAGAGCTGTTATAAACGGTACGATTACAAATTATGTAGGTAGTCAAAAGTTTATTATCCCAGTTTCGGCAAATATCGTTGAAGTTACCTCTCATTTTGAGACAGCTTCTAATAAGTTTTTCAGCAGTCAAGTTTTAGAGGGCTTGAATTTTGATAGGGCTACATCTACAAAAGATAAGAGAATGTACTTCAAAGCTGAATGTAGTTACAATAAAGGGCTTACAACTGAGGTGCTAAATGTGACAGAAGTTGAAGTGAAGATATACGAAATTTACAATGATGCAAGTGAGAAGTTAGTAACTTTTAACACCTTGTAAGTTACTGTAATTTACGTTACAATAATAGTAGGAATTGCTTAATATTTGGGCAGTTTCAAAAAGTCATAGGCTATGACTAATTAACAAAATTTAAGGATTAACAGATGAAAAAGACAATTATGAGGGCATTATTTGCAGGTATGCTTCTAGTAAGTTGTGGTGAAGTTGCTACAGCAGTTGAGAAAAGTGTAGGAGTTGAATGTCCTATGACAGAGGTGTATGATATTTATACACCAGTGAGTACATTAGAGTATGAAGTAGAGTTGGTGGTTACAAATTCGGAGTCAATCCCTAACCAAATCGTGGAAATCGAGCAACCCCTTGATGATATTTATGAGGTTGTGGTAAGAGGTTTGAATGGTTGTGAAGTAGAGCATTACTACTTCTATGGAGTGTAGTCATGCAAGAATATAATTTATTTTTATTTGCTAAGTTGTATGAAGAGATTATTGGCAAGAGTGAAGAAGAGTATGACATACAATTTGAAAAACTTGGAAAGTTGTATGATGAGTTTTCATTAGGTAGTAGATTTAATGTGGATGAGAAAAGTCAGTATGATTGTATGGTAGATTTCTTTGAAGATTTGAAATCCAACACACCCGATACTAAGGCGTACATTGTAGAGCTTAGTGTAATGACTAGAGTATTGGCAGTTGAGGGTACAGAAGATGAGGAGTTTATTCGCTTGGCTATTAAGTCTTTACTAACTGATGTGGACTTAGAAGAAAAGATGGCAGGTGGGTTGATTGGTATCACCGAAGATTTTGATGTGCCTTATGGGGCTTGTATAACTGATAAGTAAAAGTCATAGGCTATGACTAATTAACAATTAAGGAATTTAAAATGAGCCAGTTAAAGAAGTTTGTGGATAGTGTACAAAAGAAATTAAGTAAGGTTGAAGATAAAGTGGATTGCCCAAATGCAGGTGGGTGTGCTGTAATAGCCCTTAGTGCTTATAGATATTTGGAGAGAAAATTCCCCGAAGATATGCACAAAGTTAGTATAGTTTTCCTATTCACTGAGGGTAGTTTTGATGAGAATGAAGAGGAGCGTCTTAGAAATAATCAAGCAGGTAGCTGTAGTCATTGTATGCTACGAATTAGTGAGGTAGGTGGTGAGCGTTATATAGATTGTGAAGGTGATTATACTTGGGATGCTCTTGTAGATGATTATGGTTTTGCTAGAGAATTGGCAATCACTCCTGCTCAATGCTTATGTGCTATCAACTATAGAAGTTGGAATACTGTGTTTGAGAGAGAGGAGTCTTTACCTATTATTACTAAAATATTTGGTAAGGGAAGTACAGAAGGTATCAACAAAGATTGGAAGATAAAGGATAAGCCATGTCCAGACCAGAAGTAATTGGTAGAGGGGCGTTTACTAAAGTTTGGGGTGATGGGAAAGATGCCTATATAGCCTCAACTTGTGTAGCCAAACAAGCTATTAGTGATATGTATGAGCATCCTATGATACCTAAGTTAGAGTATCTTGGAGTAGTACCTTATAAAGAGGATATTAAAATCTATAAAGCTCCACGTTATGAAAAGATAGTACGTCCTAGTGAGCAACTATCACCACGTCATTACTTATATTATAAGCAACTCACTAAAGCTTTTAGAAGAGATTATGGTGGGTATGGTAGTGCTTGGGGTTTCGGTACAATTTCTGATAAGTTACAAGAGAGTGAGCTTACCCCTTACCTACGTGATGTGTTAATGGATATGCTAACATACACTTCAAGCTATCTTGGACAGCATGGAGTATGTATGGAAGTATCTCCACGCAACTTGATGGCTTATAAGGGCAAACTTATCTTAAATGATTTGTTTTTTGATACAGATATGGTGGATGAAGAGGGATATTACCCTTACTATCTTAAAATACTACGCTTTAATACCTTGAAGGCTGCGATTGAATAGTCACAGCCTATGACTTTTTCAGAGGTAAGGGCGTTTAATAGTACACCTTAGAGGGTGGCGAAAGGAAAATGATGAAGTATTTACTATTGATAGCACTATGTGTAGGTATTAGTGTAGCTGATGAGAATAAATCTCAAAATATCAGTGACCCTTGTGACAAGGCTATTGAAAAAGCTACTAAGGTACACTGGGATTATGTAAACGGAAAGACAACTATAACACACAGTTATAATGAGCGTATAAAAGCAGAGAAAATCTGTGGATTTAAACTATAAAGAGGAGGTGTCACATAGTATTATAAGCTTGACTTATGCTGTAATATATGTTATAATACAGCTGATTTAGACAAAGAGTTGCAGTGATTGAAAAGTCACAGCCTATGACAAATTAAAATATTAAGGAAATAAAATGGAAACAACTAATCCAAAACTAAGTTTAGACAACAACGCAGAGACAATCAGTAAAGCATTCGGTTATGATACTATGAAAGAAATGCAAAAGGCTTTTGAAGATGGCACAATGGGTGAAGATAAAGAATTTGCATTCAAGCTTATTGTAGCTGTGGACTCACTACCAGAAGGTGCATCTGCACTAATTATGGTACTCCTAGAGTCAATTTATGGTGAAGATATTGTGTATAATAAATCATCAATGGCTGAAACTTTGGCAAACGGTATTACAGACAAAGATGCAAGAAACAAAATCGAAATGATTGCAATGATGGCAACAATGAAAAGTCATATTGACGGTATGAAAAGTGGTGCAGGTCTTGGTGGACTTGGAGACTTAGGCAGTATGCTTGATGGACTAAAAGGTATGATGAAGTAAAAGTCACAACTTGTGACTTTTCTAACCAAATAACAAAAAAAAAATATTAAGGAAATATTATGAATAACAATTTAATCGAAGTAACAGTAGGCGTAGACGGTAAAGGTATCACTCATGTAGATGGACATCCAGCAGAGGTGCTTCCTGCACTTGCAAATGCAATGGGACACATTTTTGCACACTTTGGTAAAGTACCACCTCTTGAAGATTTGATGGAAATGAGCGTTGAAGCTACTTGTAACGAGCCTTTTATGCTACAAGTTTCAGAAAGTAACACTGGCTTTGGTGGGTGTGAAGAGTGTCTACTCTCTGCTGTGGCAGATGTAATGAAAGCTGTTGCTACAAGCTTGGAGCTTGATGCAAGACTCACTCAAGACTTGTACGAAAAACTGTATGAAGATGCTAAAGAAATTTCGGTGCAAAGTGCTGAGCAAGTGCCAGAAGAGAAACAATTTTCAGAGCTTGATGATGACATTAAAGCTAAAATGGGTATGTTGGAGGACTAAATGTTTTCCAAACTTATGAAAGCCCTTGACCACTTCATTGAGGTTGAGGACACCCCTTATGAAGTAGCTACAATTTTGTTAAAAGACACTTGTAGCTTTCATAATCCGTTTGTAGATAAACACATCCCTTATGACAAGGAGATTGATGTGACGATTGAGGTTGCCTCTGGTGTGTACTCTTGGGAGTATAAGACTGGACGCTATATTGATGTACCAAAAGATTTTATAGAAGAAATTGAGGTAGTCGCATAAGTCATAAGCTATGACTTTTTAATATTAAGGAATTAAAATGAGTAACAAAATACCTAAGATTGATGATTTTATCGTATACCCTTTTGAGTTTGAATTTGTAGTAGTAAATCAAAAAACTGGTGAGGTTGTGAAAGCCCCTACAAATGCGAGTTGGGACGGTGTACCCGTGACAGCTAACTCTCTAAAAGCTTTGTATGTTAGTACTCCACTTAAAAATTATGGGCACAAACACACAAAAGAAGTTGAAGCTTGGTGGGAAGAGTATTGTAAAGGAGCATAAAATGGAAGCTTTTTTTGTAGAGTATGGAGTGTGGGCTATTTTCTTTATAGCTCTTGTATATGTATTGGTAGCACCAGAAATAGGAGAATATGATGGTAGTTGAAGTAGCATTGATAGAAGAATTGATTATGCACAGTCTTGTAATGGTTACAATTACTGGTGGTATAGTTGTAAAGCGTAAGTATGTTAAAGGTTATCGTCCACACTTCTCTAAAATTAGAGTTATCAGACGTGCAATAAGAAAATTGGAGGTACATGATGAAACTACAGCTAAGTTTTAAGGATAAGGCGTTTGTTTGGTTTATAGATTTTGCTATATTTTGTGCGATACTGTATGGTATTGCTTTATTTGATTAAGGAATTAAAATGAGAGAAATGACAGTTGGTGAGAAGGCTTATCGAAGTTACAAGGCAGTACGTGTGGTAGGATTTAAAGTCCTATTATTTGGTGGGGCTACAGCAGTGGCTATGTGGGTATGGCATTACTACACAGCACACCCACACCCTTTTGAAACTTATATGATAGACAATTCCAAAATGGCGTTGTATATTGAAGCATTGAAAGCTTTGATGTATGAAGCATGGGCAGAGGCTGGGACAGTTATGGAAGAAGAGATTGCAGAAGTTGCAACGGAAGGAGCTACAAATGCTTAATACAGACAAGTTAAAACCTATCAGCACTACATCTTTGCAACCCCTTTTGGGGATTAAGTGCTTAACAGCAGAAGGTGTTACAGTATTTGCAGGACTTAGTGGTTGTGGTAAATCTGTGTATCTTGCAGGAGTATTTAAACAGTTGCAGGATAATGGTTACAACCCTTACTACCTAAACTATGATGAGAGTCCTATGGAGATTGACAGCTATGAGCCAGTAACTTTAGAAGATTTGAAAGATTTGGTAAAAGAAGCTGATGACAAAGATGTTGTCTTTATTGACACCCTTAAAGCATTTTGTAGCTATAGTGATATTGACATTGATGACGACAAAGAAGCTTACAAAATGATGGAAGCCTTTACAAGAATGTCAAGAGATACTGGGGTTACAATTATCCTAGTACATCATGTGGATGATAAGGAAAATCTGGAAGGCTCTACTTCTATCTATGAAGGTGCTGATGCAGTCACTATCTTTGAGCGTAATAAAGACACTGGTATTATGTACGGTAATATCAAAAAACAACGCTTTAGTTTTGATTGTGAGGCTAGTGTAAACTTGGAGCTTTATGAATGAGAGTTGTAAAAGTAACAGCAGGTATTGGTACAAAGTTTTGGTTAGCTTGTCCAGAAACTGGTAAAGTTATTAACATTAATCGTACTGGTGCTAAAAAAGTAGCATCCGTATGTGATGTAGATATTGAAACAAAAACATTAGAGGAGCTTGAAATTCTCAAGCAGGAATATAAAAGTCATAGGGTATGACTTATTAAACATTAAGGAAAAATTATGGTATCAGAAGTAAAACAAACACAGATTATTATGACATTAGCAGAAAAAGGTGGAGAGTTTTTAGCAAATAGAGTAGGAGACATCCCACCAAACCATGCTATAGGCTTGTCACATTTATTGGCGATAGCACCTATGCTTATGAAAGAAGAGGAAGGCACTCCCGTAGATGCAGTACAAGATTTGATTGACCACGTTACAGATATTGGAAAATCTAAAGGTGGCTCAACTGAGGAAAAGTGTGAAACTCCTATTGCTTTATTGCAAGAGTTTAAATCATACTTAGAAAAATGTTAAGCAGTATGTTGATGGTAGGTGTATTAGTCACCACCATTATGGCAGTTAGTATTGAAGTCTTGCAGAGAATTGATGCAAGACTTTAAAAGAGAGGTAAGCAAGTTTAATGTGACACCTTTAAGAGACAGAGAGCGAAAGGAGATAGTATGTCTGATGGAGAATACTTCCTATTACTTTTATTAGTATGGTGGTTTATATTAAGTAGCTAAATAAGCACGTTTTACCTATAACCTATAGTAAGGTATAGGTAGGGCTTTTAAAATGCCTTTTTGACCCCTTAGCGTTACGCTGTGAGGATTTTAAGGTATTTTAAAAGTCATAGGCTATGACTTATTAACAATTAAGGAAAAGAAAATGAAGAAATTACAAAAAATGGTAGTAGATAAATTGTTTGATATACACTCTAGGTTGAGTAATATAGACTCTGTATCTACTTTGAAAGAGGATTTAGAGGAAGTTAGTGTAATGGTTAGAGATTTAGGTGATGCAGTGCAACTTGCAGACTACCCAGTTACAGATAATAGAGGGTTTAATGAGGTGAGTATGTCTAAAGATGAGCCTACCTATTTGTTTAAAGATAGTGCAGAGATAGTTACAAAGGTAATTTCTAAGTACTCTCCAAGAGAGGTAAAGATAGAAACACCAAAAGAAGCTTTAGAGTGGTATGACTATTTGACAAACTGTACTTACACACCTAACCTAGAGTTAGCAAAAACAATTCTGTTTAATTACATAGTCGATAATCTTAAAAAGTAGGAATTAGGTAAACAGTAAACTGATGGTCTTGACCACCCACGTCAAATGACGCTGTACTGGGGCTTTGAGCCATATTTAAAGAAAGTTGAGTATTTGACATTTATAGCAAAAGATGTTATAATACATTTGTATTTGAAATAAGAGGTGTTGTGATTGAAAAGTCACAACCTATGACTTTTAACAATTAAGGAGTTTAAAATGATGTTATTTTTAAGTTTATGGGCATTAGTTTGTTACACACTTGCAGTGTTTGTAGCTATAGACAAAGCAGATAATGATAGAGAGTTAAGTAATGCAGAAGTAGTATTATGTTTACTTGCACCTATATCAGTACCAATCACTATCATACAAGTACTTGTAGAAAAGGATTAGATATGTGTTATGGGTATAATAAACTTGCAAGTATGCAAGGGGCAAAAGACTTCTATGAAGATAACATAGATGATTATGATGAAGCAAGAGAGGAAGCATGGAATGATTACGTTACTAATACTGTTATGGATGAGACATCACAAACATTGATGTCGGGTGTTATTCTAGCTAACATTAAAGATAACTATAGTGGTGATTTTAATGCTTGTGATTTATCAGAATGGCTCTTAGAAGTGGCTGAGAAGGTACTTAAAGAGGATAACAATGATTATCTTGCAGAGTTATATACTAGGGTGTCTGAAAACTTAGAGGACTTTGAGTTTCCAGATGAAGATGAGTGGATTGCCAACAAGTATGAAGGCACTCTTGGAGATATAGCAGACCAGTGTTATGAAGAAGCACGGGACAGAGCTATGGGATTATAAGGAGATTTTATGGTTAGTTTAAAAGAGATTGTAAGTTTTGTGGAAAAGATGGGACACTTTGCTTTAACAGCAAAAACACATCTTGATAGAGGTAATCAAGGATTGGCTGTAGAAGTACTTGAAAAGGCAGAATATGCTAGTACCCAAATGTCAGATAACATTGAAAAGTCACAGCCTATGATTATTGGTAAACAAGAGGTAGAGAATTTAATTCTTTGGGAAGATGAAATTGCATCAACTCACTATGAGTCATACAAAGCATTGCCTCATTGTGAAGAAAAATATGACGAGCAGGAAGAGTTACATTTCTTGGAATTTATGACAATCCCTTACAGTTATCAGAAGGAGGTGAAGTTATGAAGATTGCAAATTTAGGTGTAAGTGGTGTAGGCAGCACACCAAGCCATTATGTAGTTGGTAGATTTGGTGTAGAAAAGATAGAGGAAGTAGTGTTACCAAACGGTACAGTTACTTTTGTAGTAACGTCAAAAGAGACTATCACTAAGTTTTATGGTAAGCACAACTTTACTGTAAATTATGAAAAGGAGAAGTAATGAATATTGTAAAACTAGACGTGCACTCTTATGGGGGTATGACTACTCATACAGTAGGTGTTGCAGGAGTTAAAGAAATTGTCTCAATATATCTTGGAGGTATTGGAGATAGACGTAGAGAAATTGTTGGTTATAAAGTTATTGACAATGATGGGGACTATAAACGGTTTGATGGGCAATTTAACTTTATTGCTTATGTAGAGAAGTAAAACTGAGAAGTCATAGGTTATGACTTTTAACAATAAGAGAGTTAAATCTCTCAATAAAAATTAAGGAATTTAAAATGGAATTTAAAGTATTAGGAAAAGGTTTAGCAGAGTATATCAAAGGTAGAAAAGAGTTTTATCGTACAGAGGTAGACACAGATAAGTTAGTAGAGCTTTATAGAGAAGGCTTCCCAGAAGGAGAAAACCCTATCTTCAATGAGCGTAGAGAGCACGATTGTAATACTTGTTTCCACTTTATTAGAAACATGGGACAAGTTGTGGATGAAAATGGTAAATCAATTTTCAGAGCACCAATGCCATACCCTTTTGATGTAGTGTTTGAAAAACTTGCAGACTTTGTAGAGCTACACACAGTTGTTGAGCCATTCTTAACAAATCAACCAAATGCAGGGAAAGTTGTGACAATTCTTGACACCCCTCTTCTTGGGTTTGATAAGTTTTATCACTTCTTCTATGACATTAAAGGTGATAGTAGAATGTATGAGCCAAATGCACCGAGTGTATTGAGTGCAATTCGTGGACGTATGACAAGTCTTAAAAATGCTATGCAAGTTTCTGATGATGTCATTGATACAGCCCTAGAGTACATAAATGACGGCATTTATAGAGGTGAGGCATACAAAGGTATGGTAGAGTCTTTAAAGTCGGCTAAGACAGAGTATGAAGCATCGGAAAACAAAGAGTTATGGTTGGCTAAAAATCACAATATCCCTGCAAGTAAGTTGAAAGGTAGTGCTATGTGGATTTTAATTGGTGAGATTGACAAAGGTACGCCATTACAAGATGCAGAGAGAATGTACTTGAAAGCCGTAGACCCAACTAACTATATGAGAGTTACTACCATTGCAAGTGAGAAGCAAACTAAAAAAGCTTTAGAGTTTTTGACAGAGCATGGTTATAAAGAGTCACTCTTTAGAAAACACGCCACGTTAGCTGAAATTGAGCACCATAAAGTTTGGGAAGAGCCATCAAAAGCGTATGTAGCTGATGCAGTAGATGAATTGTTTGGAGAGTTACCTACTAAAAAGTCACAAGCTGTGACTAAAGGTAAAGGTGAGAAGATTTCATTAGCAGAAGCTATGGAGCTTATCAAATTCGCCAATACCGTAGAGGTTTCTGTGACTGATGAGAATAAAAATCATATAGCTATTCCGTCAGTGCCTAAATTTGCAGACTCTAAGCCTATGTATCGTTGGGATTGTGGGTTTGGATGGACTTACAGTGGTGGTTTATCAGATGTAAGTAACATTGCAGAGAGCGTTAAGTCGCAAGGTGGTAACATTAATGCAACTCATAGAATTTCTCTAGCTTGGTTTGCTAATGATGATTTAGATATTCATTTGAAGCTACCAAATGGTGATACAGTTTATCATGGCAGACGTAATGCAGGTAATTGGAAGCTTGATGTTGATATGAATGCAGGTGGGTCAGATAATGGAGTAAATCCTATTGAAAATATCTTTACAAATAACCCACAAGATGGTGTGTATGAAGTTGTAGTACATCAATACTCTAAGCGTAGAAAATTTGTAAGAGAAGATTTCTATGTAGAGATTGCTATGCCAAACTTTACCAAAACTGTGCATTACCCAACACGTCTTGGTGCTAAAAAGAGAGTAACAGTAGCAACTTTAAAGCTAAAAGACGGTAAAGTTGTAGACTTTAAGACTAAGTACAACGTGGTTAGTGAGACAGTTGAGCCTAAATGGTATGATGTTACAACAATTCTCAACTCTCCTAAAGAGAGTGCACTTCATCACACCTTCTTTGTACTTGATGGGTACAAATATGAGGATGATGATAAGGTGAGAGGACTCTTTATGGACGCTATGAAGCCAGAATTAAGAGAGCATCGTAAAGTCTTGGAGCTTGTAGGTGATAAAACTGCCTTTGATGCTACAGATAATGGTGCAATCATGTTTGGTATTGCAGACAATAAAGAAAATCTTGATACCCCTATCAAGATTAATGGCAAACCTTATATCATTACTAATAGTAAGGTATAAGCTTGACAAATATCTGTAAAGATGTTATAATACTGGTATCAAAACGAGGTGCTGTGACTGTAAAAGTCATAGCCTATGACTAATTAAGGAGCTGATATGTACCCTAAATACTTTAGGAATACTGTCACTGGAGACATCTATAAGTTTACATCTGAAAACAGAGGGTGTTTACATGAGGCAAATGATAATGTCACTAGGTTTCCAAGTGATTATGATGAAAGAGAATTAGCCCCACATAACTTAAAAAGTATTTGGGAAGAGGTTACAGTAGACGATACTGTTGAGTAAAATTTAATATTAAGGAAAGTAAAATGAAAGTAACAGACATTTGGAAAAAAGCAGCAAAAGAAAATTTGAAAATCGAGACATCAAAAGGTAGTGTATCATTCTTAACACTATGGACTATGCCTATTGAGTCAGCACTTGGGACATCCCTATCAGCAGTGTATGAAGAGTATCAAGA